CTGAAATAGAACTCATCAACTCCATTTCATTATGGCTTAAAATTTCTTCCATCCCTTCTCCTTTCTAAGCTACATCGCCTTTTTCTAAACTGGCAGATATTCCTGGTTAAGGAATTTATTAATAAAGTATTGTTGCCCTTTACCAGTAACTTTTGGGGTTACATTTGTTGTAGTGTGACCGTCAGAGTGATTGATAGCTGTTTTTTTGAGTTCAAACAATCCAAGTTGCATACTTTTTTGCGTTGGCTGATTCCAAGACTCACCACGACGACTGATTAGGTAGCCGTTGGCTCGTAACCACTGAAATAGCTTATTTTGACCAATGTCAATCCCATTCTGTTTCAGGATTTTAGCTAGCTCACCAATCAGACAAGATGATTTACTAGCGCTCACAGCGTCAGCGAATAGCACCTTAGGCTTATCTTTTTCAATCTTCGTTTCTAAACGTTTAACCTGCTCCGTCAGACCTTGTAAAAAGTTCCCTAACGCATTAGGATTTGTCAATAGGTCAACTGCTTTATAGTCTGTGACGTAAGCACCATGCTTGCGGATAGCTGGTAGCACTTCGCTTGTGACCCAGCGTTTGAATTTTTGAGCCTTTTCTTTAATCTCTGGATTCGCACTTTGCTTAGCGGCTGCGAAGATGAGATTGTAGACTCCTGATTCGTTGATAATGGTTAAGCCGCGATTTGGAATTTCTAAGGTAGCGTTTTGCGACCTTTGGAGTATCTGCTTATCATCACTATCAACGTGATTTTTTAAGGCATCTTTAGAATTTGTATATCCTAAAATCTCTGCTACGTCCTTACCTACAAAGTAAGGTTCATTGTCAATGGTTACTGTTCGGACTTCTTGTCCTTTAAAGTTAAAAATCTCTTGCATACTGTCCTTTCTAATTTATTGTTACGAAATTTTCGTATTTTTTTCCTAAAAAAATATCATCAAACTTAATATGAAAAGTATCCATATATTTTTTTAAAATTTGATAACCGATGTCTGAACTGTCTTTTTCAAGTCTAGCAATCGTTTGAGGTGATACATCAAACATATCTGCTAATTCTTGTTGAGTCAGACCTTTATTGATTCGCATGGCTTCTAAAGTCCATTGCATTCTCCCACCCCCTTTCTATCTGTTTTTAGTACCTCTAATCTGCTATAATATGGGCAGAAAGGAGGTGATTATATGGATAAATTAACAAAAGATGCCAAGTTTCTTTTAAGTTCAATGTATGTCAAATACAACGAGAGACGTAAAGATAAAATTTCTAAAGAAGAGTCTCGCAATTTCGAAGATATTCAATTTATCAAAGAAAATATTATGAATGAATGGTCTGAAGAAGATGTACTAGATACTTGTTTTGAACTTAGAAAACATGGTTATATTTCAGCGACGGCTGCAAGCGATACGCTTTATCTAATTTCGTTAACAACCGAAGCTATCGCTGAACTTGAGAAACAAGACCAAGCCAAGACTTTATCTGGCAGGATAGAATATTGGCTTGAGTTTGCTAAGAAAATAAAGGATGCTATCCCTTTTGCTTAGAAGCTTTTTCGGACAACGCTTTATCTTTTAAGTGTTTGAGTCCAAATGGATCTGATTGAATATCTAATATTATTTTTTCCATTTGTTCCATGTTTTGTTTCATTTCTTCTCTGTAAGAATTTTGAGCTTTGAATTCAGTCGCAATGGATTCAAGGCTTTTTGCTATGCTTGACAAAATTTCTTTCATAATTACCCACCCCCTTTCTATCTAAATTCGTCTAGGCTGACATCTAGAGCGTCAGCGATTTTGGCCATCTTGGAATAACCGGGATCATGATTTTTTATATTTTCGATATTTCTACGACCTAATCCCGTAGCTTTTCCAAGGCTTTCAAAACTATATCCGTGTTCTCTGACGAGCTTTTTGAACTTTTCCCAGTTGATTGTAATATTTTCTTCACTCACTTGCTTCTCCTATTGATAACCACTAAATATAGTGTTATTATATATATTAAATTTCAAAGGAGATATTATGTCCGAAAATAACGAATTTCTACTCCCTTTCCACAAAAAAGAATATATTGCTAATTTTATATCAGAAAATATTTACGTTCCAAGCGGTGAACACAGCGTAGATTTTTCAGTGACCTTAATGAATCTAAATTATGAAAATGGTGCAGTATATTCCATTTCATTATTTATCTACGAAACCGAAGAAGATGGAACTATTTCTGGTAAAAAAGGAGGCGTGAGCCAACGAATGCCACTCGTTAGCATTTTGCAAGATTCACACTATCCTTTTCCTTCTCACATTGATTTTCCTCTTAACATAACTATAAAAGCGTTGACGTATGAAACCAATAAAGTTTATGCTGCCATTTTTACACTAAGGAATAAAAATGGCAATGAGATTTCTAAAGCCACAACATACTTAAAAGGAAAATGATTGCTATGTTAAAGGAATATACCCTCTCAGATACCCCCCAGGCAAGGGTAATTGCCTATGATGTAATTGAACCATATGTCAAAAATACGATTCACGATGAACAAGTAGAACAGAACAAAATCATTGCTGATATCGATAAGAGATTAGTAGCAGTCGAAACCATAATTAATTCAAACAGAAGCAATCGTACTGAAAATAAAGCAAATATATCTTTATTTTTCACTGGTATAACAGCAATAATTTCTTTGATAAAAATATTTATTTAGAGTTCTGTTAGTTTAAACACCTTATTTGATATCATTCTATTTTTAATCTCTAACAATTCATCATCAGTTAATTCAACGGAGATGTCTCCCAGCTTTTTATTCACCGTATCATTATAATATCTATTAATAGTCATCCAGCTTCCATTTGTAAATTTTGTTCGAATTCTAAAAAATTCATCAATCGTTTTTTCTATTTCTTTTTCTATTTCTTTTTCTTTATCCATAATTTCCGTCTCTTTTTTATCATTCATAATTAAATCTTTCTCTCTATCATCTTCTGATGTCTTGTTGTAATCATAAGACCCAAACAACAATTTTTTGATGTTCATATTTTCTCCTTATTAATCATTTTTAGCGTCATTTTCCGCTGATTCTCTTGTATTAATATCTTAGAAGAACCTAGTACACCGTATTTAATTTTTTCCATATCTTCCTCCTACTCCCTCACGGGAGTTTTTATTTTGTAATAAGCCAAGCGATCAGCCAAGTGATACCACCTAGCACTAACAGAGCTGGCAATAAGCCACCTTCAAATTCAACGCTTGTTTTTTCCTTGCCATCACGACTAGTAAACGTGTGTTCTAAATCGCCTAGCATTAGTTTTTTCCAATTCATTTTGTACCTCCTAAAAATGTTATAATCAACTTATCCTAGCAGAAAGGAGGATAAGCTAATGAAAATTTCTAATTCAAAAGATTTAGCTCTCGCTATTGTCGCTTCTTCTAGCCCTACTTTGTCTATCGAAGATAAAATCAAACTTTACGAAGACTCTGTGGAAGCTATTGAGCAACACAATTTACCTTTCGTTGAAGCCGAAAAACAAAAGCAAATCAATAATGGTAAAGTTGTAACCGGAGCTCTTGGACGCGGCGAATCATTGTTTTGATAAATAGTCGCCAATTTCGAGGAACCCTTTAGCAAGCTCGCATCTTGTTAAGGGATCTTCTTCGTCTGCGAAGTCTCGCAAAATTTGCATGTGCATTTCTTTTAACACTCCGATAAACGTTTCATTTCGCTCACTCATGACCTCTCCTTTCATCTTGCGGAGATACAGCCAATGTGCTAAACTAAACTTACCCCTATTAGGGGAGAGGGCTTCTTAGCCCTCGTGTTGTTGTCACCACTCTATTGAGTAGTGAACCTTAAGCTTAAACCAAAGAATCTTGATTTCGACTTCTAGTTCTTTGTGTTTAGGCTTTTTGTTTAGCCTAGACTTCATCAGCTGTACCTCCTTTGTTTTTGCTTAATTCCTTAAGCTTGATTATAGTATAATACGATTTTTTCGTATTGTCAATAGTTTTTCCCAAAAATTATGTTTTTTTCGTATTTTTTGATTGTTAAACTATCAAAATAGAGATATAATAGGTGTGTAAAATAAATACGGAGTAATCGTAATGAATGATAAAAACAGAATGCAAATTATAGCAGATAACATTACGTATTATAGAAAAGAAAAAGGCGTAACTCAAAAAGAATTGGCTAAGGCTGTCGGAGTTACACCTAGCACTATGACAGATTATATGAAACTTCGTAGCGCTCCTTCTTTTGGTGTAATACAAAAACTTGCTGACTACTTTGAGATTAAAAAATCTGATATAGATTCAACTTTTAAAGATGAAACCTCTCCCACCCCAAAAGTCTTAGAGCTTGACCGCAGTCTCAAAGAACCACATCACGGTGAATGGATTTCATACGGTGATAAATTATTAGAACAACAAAACATAGTAGAAGATAATAAGAATACAGTAGTAGAATTATTCTCTTACAATTACTACGACCACGCAGCTTCAGCTGGTACAGGGCAGTATCTAAATGATGTACAAGTAGAAACAATTGAATTACCAGTTGATTATGACGCTGATTTTGTTATCCCGGTCTATGGCGATTCTATGGAACCAGAATATCATTCTGGGGATTATGTGTTCGTTAAGCTATCCGTAGAGCTCGCAGATGGCGATATAGGCGTTTTTGAATATTACGGTGACGCTTATATCAAACAGCTACTTATACACGCAGAGGGGGCGTTTCTGCATAGTCTAAACGATAAATATGAGGATATACCGATAGATAGAGATAGTGATTTCCGTATTATCGGCGAGGTTGTGGGGAGTTACAAGGAGAATTAATATGCTGGAAAAAGTTGAACGCTTAATCTCGGAAATTAATAGAATACACCTTGTTTATTCGCAAGATTATTTTGAAACTGGGAAAGTTGAAAAGATTAATCTAAAACATACCTTTTCAAAAGTACCTGTTCAAGCGATTTTAGATTACCGCTTGAATTTGCACGAATCCATCAATGATTATTTGATGAAAGCCGATGTCAAAGATATCCCTTACGTCTATCGTGTCAAAACATCAGAAAGTATCTTAGACAAAATTGAACGTTTTTCAAAAAGGCAAGATGGTTATCCTGTAAATTCTATTCTTAATGACATTTTTGGCGCTCGTATCATTCTATCTTCTGAAGATATTTCACAAGTGATGGAACAACTTGATGAATGGAAAGATAAGTTTGATTTAAAAAACTGGTATTTACGAGACAAAGATAATTACACAGGAATACACATTTATTTCAAGAATAAGAGCAACCACTACTATCCTTGGGAGTTACAAATTTGGGATGAGAAAGATGTTGATCAGAACATTGAAAGCCATAAATTATTTAAACGTCATTTTGTATAACGTGCCATTTTACCCCAGTCGAAATGTAAATAGGAAAATTAATAACTATGTGTAATATCTGAACCACGTTAAAAGCTGAAATCAAAATCAGGAGAATTAAAAATGGGATTTTTTGCACAGCGTTGTCCTTACTGCCAAAGTACAAAAGTACAATTTATGAACCAAGACCGTAAAGGTTTTAATGGTTGTGTCGGTTGTATCGGATTTTTAATTGCTTGGCCGTTCTTATTGCTAGGTTTGGTTGGGAAAAAGGGTAAAAACAACTGGCATTGCACAAATTGTGGAAGAACGTTTAAGACAAAATAAAAAAAGCCCCACGCTCAAATTTTGGCCAAGGAGAGCGTGAGGCAAGACAGTATAAGAAATAAGCATTAAATGGCTTGTTTTCTTGTACCTATTTTAGCAAATTTAGAAAGGTTTAGCAATGGCGTATTTCCGTAAACGCGACAACGGGTGGGAGTATCGGATATCGTATAAAGATATAACTGGTAAGTACCGACAAAAATCAAAGAGCGGTTTTAAAACAAAGAAACAAGCTGAACTTGAAGCAAATAAGATAGAGATAGAATTATCTAAAGGATTTCAAATAAATAATAATATAGAATTTTGTACTTACTTTAAAAATTGGTCTGAACTTTATAAAAAGCCAAATGTAACTGCTACTACTTGGGATAAGTACAACTATACTTTGTCTAAGATAAAAGGGTATTTCGATAAAGCCAAATTATCATCAATTAAACCAAGTCATTACCAAAAATTTATTAGTGATTATTTAAACCAGTATAACTGGCAAACTATTAAAATGATAAATACTCACATCAGACAATCAATAAAAATGGCTATCCATGAAGGTTATATTACTAAAGATTTCACTGCTTTCGTCGTCCTTCCGAAACCAGATAATAGTAACGTAGATAGTAAATTTTTAGAGCTATTAGAATATCAAAAATTAATTTCAGAGACTAGTAAAGGAGTGAAGTATAAGTCGCATTTTTGTATTTATTTAATAGCAACAACTGGATTAAGATTTTCAGAGGCTATGGGATTGACTTGGAGCGATATAGATAGAGATGAGTTGCTACTACATGTCAACAAGACTTACAAAGTATTTGGAAGTGATAAAGGATTTCAACCAACTAAAAATAAACACTCAATTAGATATGTACCAATAAATAACACAACTATCAAATTGCTAGATCAATATAGGTTGTTATTCAAAACGGAAACAAGAATATTCGAAGGAATATCAAATACAGCTGTCAACAAGACATTAAAAAAATTAGTTGGCAGAAATATACACATTCATTCTCTAAGACATACTTATGTGTCTTATTTAATATCAGAAGGAATCGACTTGTTTGCTATTTCCAAGATAGTTGGACACAAAGATTTAAATATCACACTAAGCACGTATGCTCATTTGCTGGAAGATACAAAAAACAAGAACAATGAAATTGTTAGGGAATTATTTGGGGCGAATTTGGGGCATAAACTAATATAAAGCCTATAACATAAAGCTTTATGGATCATCTATTATCCATCTTAAGGGAATCGAACCCCTATCCCAAGAACCGGAATCTTGTGTGATATCCATTACACTAAAGATGGTAGTACATGTTACATTATAGCATACTTTATCAACAAAAACAAAAAGACTTGCTAAAGCAAGTCTCAGATTGAAGACAAAGTCCTTAGACATTCACTTTTCTAAGGACTTTTCTGTTTGTCTAGAGTTATAATAAAGGTAAGGTGTTCTGGGAGGTATTGCTATGTTCCACAAAGAAAATCCTGACTATAATCGAAATCAAGTTGGTTTCTATAGTTTAGATGAGTTGGTTCCCAAAGACCATCTCTTGCGTCAAATTGATGAAGCGATAGATTTTTCATTTATTTATGACTTAGTGAAAGACAGTTATTGTGCAGATAACGGTCGTCCTAGTTTGGATCCGGTCATGTTAGTAAAAATCCCCATGATTCAATCTCTCTTTGGCATTCGTTCCATGCGTCAAACCATCAAGGACATTGAGGTTAATGTGGCTTACCGCTGGTTTCTTGGGTTGACTTTAGAAGATAAGGTGCCTCATTTCACAA